TTTAGAAATATTATGTTTTATTTTGTTTTGTGCTGTGGTACAATCAGATAAAATAAACCATATAAGGAGGGTTTTATATGAGAATGAAAAAGACAACAATTCTTTCCGTAATCTTATCCGCATTATTGCTTTTCACGCCTGTATATGCGGAGGATTTCGGGGACGGAAGCGGATTTACTGATAATCCAGCAACCTCTAATCAAGTAACTAATTCTTCTAACCAGAATGTATCTGGCGCAAGTTCAGTGACTGGCGGAGGTTACCGTTCGTCAATCAAATTAAAAAAAGGAAAAACAGTTACAGCATATATCTGCACCACAGAGCTTGCTAAATTAAAAATTCCAGGTTCTAAATTTAAGTGGAAAAGTTCCAACAAAAAGGTTGCAACTGTATCATCAAAGGGAATTGTAACTGCTAAGAAAAAAGGTAAGACAACAATCACTGCAAAGAAAGGCAAAACCACTTACAAATGCAAACTGATTGTAGAAACTCCTAAACTGTCCAGAAAGACAGCTTCTATCATTAATGGTAAAACATACCAGTTTAAAGTTTCCGGTACAAAACAGAGGGTAAAATGGACTTCTAGCGATAGCTCTATCGTATCAATTAACTCAAAAGGAAAGGCTACTGCTAAAAAGGCTGGTACTGCTTTTATAACTGCCAAGGTTTCTACCTATGAATTTTCCCAGTCAGTGACAGTTACGGTTCCAGCAACACCTACACCAAAGCCATCAAGCAACAACACTAACAATACAACAACACCAGTATTTAATCTTGGACAGACGTGGACAGTTCCTGGACAGTGGAGACTTACAATCAATTACGCAACTGAAATGTCAGAAAGGAATCCTTATTCAGACAAAAATCCAGCAGCTGTTTATTTGATTGACTATACCTATGAAAACATTGGGTATACTGATGAAATGATGGACGGCTTATTTATATCATTAGACATCGAACGAGTTATAGATTCTAGTGGATATGCAGGATATTCTTACCCAAATTCTCCTACATACTCCCCACAGTCTATTCCTGTAGGCACAAAATGCCATGCGCAGAGCTGCATTGCAGTAGATCATAAAGGACCGTTGAAAGTATATATTGATAGCTATGCTGGAAATAGTTACGCAAAATATTCCGCAATATTTAATGTCCCAATTAGATAAATAAAAAATACCGGCTCCTGCGACCAACAGGAACCGGTTTAATAAATAAGATAATCTCGGAGAAAATCTTACCTACACCATAATTATATCATCTCCTGGATTATCGCACAAGTAAAAAAAGGAGAATGATAAAATGAATGAATCAGTATGCATCTATCTAAGAAAATCCAGGGCCGATCGTGAAGCTGAAGCGCATGGAGAGGGTGAAACCCTCGCCAGACATGAACGGATCCTGTTAGATCTTGCAAAGAAAAAAGAGTACATTGTAGGTGCAATTTACCGCGAAGTGGTATCTGGGGAAACTATCGCCGACCGTCCTGTCATGCAGCAACTTCTGCATGAGGTAGAATCCGGTATGTGGGATGGGGTTTTGGTTGTGGAAGTAGAACGTCTTGCCAGAGGTGACACCATCGACCAAGGTGTTGTGTCAAGGGCTTTCCAGTATTCTGACACGAAAATTATTACCCCCACAAAAATATATGATCCAAACAATGAATTTGATGAAGAATATTTTGAGTTTGGGCTATTTATGAGCCGCAGAGAGTATAAAACCATCAAGCGCCGACTGAATGCCGGAAGGATCTCATCAGTAAAAGAAGGGAAATACTGTGGCAACAAACCACCTTACGGATACGAAAGAGTAAAACTCGAAAAAGAAAAAGGCTATACTCTCCGACCTGTTCCGACTCAAGCTGAGATTGTAAAAATGATCTACACCTGGTATTCCGGTGATGGCTGCGAACAAATCGGAGTTGCGAAGATTGCACGGAAATTAAATGAAATGGGAATAGAATCTGCACTGGGCGGTGACTGGACTCCTGCCAGTATACAGGGAATTCTGACAAATCCGGTATACATCGGGAAAATCCGATGGAATGGGAGAAAAACAGTGAAGACTATACAGAATGGTCAAGTAATTAAGACACGCCCACGATCAAAAGATACTCTTATTTGTAATGGATTACATCCGGCTGTTATATCAGAAGATCTGTATAATTCCGTCCAGGAAATACGAAAAAAGAACCCGCCTCGCCCAGTTAGTATAGCAAACTCGATTCGTAATCCACTTGCCGGAATTGTCTATTGCAGCAAATGTGGTCGCGCCATGGTTCGCCGCCCTTATCAAAAGCGCAGGCAGGAAGATACCCTCATGTGTCCTTATACATCTTGCCCCACAGTAAGCAGCAAGTTGTCTTTGGTTGAAAAATCTGTGATTAATGGAATTAGGGAGATTGTGGAGGAATATAAGTTAAACAATGATATTAATGCATCTTCAAAGGATATTGATTGCGTAATAACCTCTAAACAAAATCTCATACATGAGAAAGAAAACGAGCTGGAAAGCTTGAACTCTCAGAAAGCAAAACAATACGACCTACTCGAACAGGGTATCTATACCACGGAGATTTTTCTTGAACGTGCTAAAACAATATCCGCATCTATCCAGTCATGCTCCGACACTATAGAAAAATTAAAAGAAGAAATCAAGCATGACGAGAACATTATAAAACAACGGTCGGATTTTATCCCGCGCTGCGAAGAGTTGCTTGATAATTATTGGAGCCTTGACACGGAATCGAAGAATAAAATGCTTAAGAGTTTGATTGAAAAGGTTGTCTACTCAAAAGATACCAAAAACGCTTACGGGAAAGGAAAAGAGATTGGTTTTCAACTCGACATTTTCCCAAAAATCCAGAAGAATAATTAATGATATCTTATATGAGCTGACGAACTGGCGCATTGATGTTATCAGCAATTAAATAAAAGAAATTCCCGGGGTTAATTCCCCGGGATATTTTTACTGCTTCTTAACATATTTTGCAGACACAAATCCAAAATATTTTCCGGCAATGCGGATATAGTACCAAGATGCTCCATTTTTGGCTTTAATGGTATCGCATACATCAACTAAATTGCCTTTTGCAAGTGTAGGATAGCTTTTAAGCTGTGCATACTCTGTTCCTGCCCATGTGCGGACATTAAGTGTATTTGCAGTTACCTTTCCCACCCACTTCGGAGTTTTAGACAGAATAGTTGGCGTTGAAAGCGTACTTGCTTTTGCGCCAGTGGTAACAGCGATAGCCACGTGGTGGTTATCATTCAGGAGGATATCTCCTGCCTTTAGATAGTCACCGGATGTCAGATACTTTCTATCCGTCAGTACTTTCGCACCGGCAATCTTCATTGCAGCTCTCATGTTCCGTGTCGTCAGATAGATGCTGACCGCTTTGAGCCTTGCATTATTTAAGCGATACCCAGCCCCTTTGACAATAGCTGCTGTACTTGCGCTGCAATCAGATTCGCAAGCTACCGTGATCTGTGCTGGATCGTAGTTGCTTGCCTTTAAGTGCCGCCAGAATGAATACCGGTCATTGCTGTTTCCGGCAGTGCCCTGATCGTACCCGATGAGATTGTTCTGTGCCGCTTTTGTCGCCATGTCTGCAATCATGGTTGCGATTTTGGCGTCATTGAATCTTAGGACACAGAGCCACGGTCTACTGTACCATTTCATGATCTGATATTCTGTACCAGTCTGATCTCCTGCTTTCCCACCTGCATATCTTCCTCTTTCATCATGTCCGCAGTTACTGATTTTTACCATTTTAGTTTCTCCTTTCTGATCAGAATCTCTATAATCCTTGTAAAAAACATCCATGTCAACATTTCCATTAATTCCTGGAACTTTCCCCTTGCTGGAATATTGCCAGCCTACACCGACATTCGGACGCAATCTTTCCTGTACAGAGCCGTTGTCGTTAGCCGGATAACGAGCAATCCAACAATCATACTGCTTCAGAACGTCTGACAGAACGTTATTGTACCAATCAAGATTACAATAAATGCCAACTTTATAACCGGCTTTCTTGATTCTGATCAGAAATGATACTGCAATATTCTCGATAGCCTGTTTCCCAAGACTTCTCTGCTGTGCCCATTCCAGATCGTAGAAAATCGGAAAATCCAATCCACGGCCACAAAGAACGGAAAGTACGTCCTCTGCTTCATCAACTGCCTGTGCCGGTGTTAAAGCATAGCTGTACTTATATCCACCAATAAGAATTCCGTTGGATTTACAGCCCTTGTAGTTATGTTCGAATGATGCATCAGTGCCGGATTTCTGATGGATTCTCAAAATTGCAAACTTAATTCCAGAATTCGATACTTTTGACCAATCTGGATTGCCTTGATAAGATGATACGTCAATTCCTTTAATTTCCATATTTTCTCCTTTCACACCACGTATCTGTGGTGACTATTGCAAGTTCGGACACGTAACAGCCAGTGCTGTACAATAATTCAACTAAAACAAACTCTATATACTGATTTCAATGGTGACTCATGCACCAACAGAACTGTGACTATTGGAGTATTGTATGTTGATTAATTCAATCTCATAAAATCAATATATGAAAGATTGACATTATTTACAATTTCAATTATCTTTCCTGAGTACATGGTGACTTTTAGCTTACTTCCATTGATGATAACAGGATAAGAAATGCTCTGGTATGAATCAATCATTCTAAACCATGGATTCGCTATTATTTTACCATCTACTTCGATATTCAATGCCACGCCCAGAACGTTCGAAGTTGATGCTTCAAGATTTGCAAAAAGGTTAATATTTACTAAATATGTGCCTTTTGGGAATGTATAGTAATGTTTGTAATCAGTTGCACTCACATACTGTATTCCAGTAATGTTACTCCATGCATTCCCCCCGATTGCAAGCCCGGAATAATCGCCAGAGCTTCCAGGTACATAAAAATTACTTACAGCATAAAAACGAGCAGTTTTTCCTAAATTCGTGTTTAGCGTATTGATTCCCAATTTATCTTTTAAATAAGTGAACAGCTGTGAGAACGATATTTTTTTTAATACATTCCCTTCTCCAACTATCAATGTGTCACTTTCTGCCGGTGTTGCTTTCGAAGTCAGTGCCGACATTAATATTGTTTTTAATGATTCTGCCATAATATTTTACCTCTTTCTATTCTTTCACTCTCAGCATCGAGCCATCTGAAGTAGCAAGTGCTGAGCCATTGCCTGAATCCAATACATACTGGACATTCCGAACATCAACAACAATTAAAATTCTTGCTCCTGTCTGCACTATACTAGGGCTTATGCTTGCACCAGCAATATAGATATTTGCATCTGCCATACATATCACCCTTTCACTTTGATTTTGTAATTATCCACCCACGTTTCGTCCGCAATTTTATAAATGAATCTCAGACAATAGATTCCTGTTTTTTGTGGCTCAATTAATGCATCTAGTGTATGCTCGTTGATATTGCAGTTTCCTTGATCCTCTACAGTCTCTGTTCCAGCATCTGTATCAACGAAAATCAATTCGTAATCCGCTGAAATGATGGAAAAAGGGATGTCTACACCGCATACCGGCTCTACTTTACTTTTAAATCGGATTTTTTCTCCCAAATCCATTATTGTATTGCTATCTACGTATCTAATTGCCATGTCCTCTCTCCTTTCAGCATGTTTTATGTCCGCTGAAACATTGCTTTACAAGCTCTGCCGTCAGCTGGCTCAGATTCAGCAATGAGCTGTACTCGATGTTCTCTGATTCTGCCGTATATCCTCTCGGAACGAGCTTTCCAGCAATCTCGTGCCCTGATATCAGAAACAGTACAGTGGCGGTATAAGCTGTCAAGCCACCACTACTTTCTGCATAGATTTCTATGACATACTGTCCATCTCTATTGGCAGGGACTATTGCGTCCCAGATTTCGAGATCCGATCCCTCTCGTCTCTGGAACTCAATAGCGAACTCATTACACGAGCCGTAAACCCTCGTAATCATCATTCATCAGTTACTGTGACAGAGATCACATAAGTTTTGCCTGCATCGACCGGATTAGGCGTTACGCTTGCGGCTGTAATCTTTGGTGGGTTCGGATCATACTTGACAGTTCTAGTAATGGTTGTTGTCTTACCGGCACTGTCTTTTGCAACGATAGTAATTGTATTTGAGCCTGCGGACAATGTGACCGTAGTGCTGAATGCTCCGTTGCTACCAACCGTTACAGGTGTACCGTTGATCATTACTGTAACAGGAGATGACGTTGCATCATTGGTTGTACCTGCTACAGTAATTGTGCTCTTGTTGGTAACGTATCCATCAGACGGAGAGGCTACGCTCAACGTCGGCGGTACGGTATCGATCTTGAATGTTACAGATTTCTGCGTAGCTGCGTTGCCATCGTAATCGGATGCATCAAACCTAATGGTATGAGAACCATCGGTAAGAGCTGTTTCCGGTATGTACGAACAATTGTAACCACCGGTTACGGTGGTCTTTGTAATGCCGTCAGTAATCTTGCTTCCGGAATCGATTGTGATACCGATAGTAGACGGATTAACACCAGAATCATCATCTGTAACAGTCCATGTGATAGTTGGCTTGTTGTTGACAAGTGTTGCAGATGCTGTTGGATTTGTGACTGTAATTACCGGAGCGACCTTTTCTTTAACGGTTAATCGCAGGGAACTACCGATTGCGGAATCTGTTGCATCTTTGGTGGTCACGTTTCCAGCATCGTCCGTTGCCTTGATTGTTATTCCGTAATAATGTCCACTCTGGCTGTAACTAGACCTACTTGGTGCTGTTGCTGTGGTTTCATATTTACCCGTATTACTGTTATAAGTAAGGGTATAAGTCTGACCATTTACAATGGCTTGTACTTGCTTTACTGACATTTATGTACCTCCATTTCATAATTCATTCTATATTTAACTTTTCGCAAAGTTTATTAATAAGTTTCTCTTGTTGGTCAATTTTCTTTTTCTGTGCTTTTAGCATTGCGAACATGCATGGAATCATAATACGATAGTTCCAGTTTTCAGCTTTACCTTTTTCATTATGGTCAACAGCTAATGGAAATCTTCGGTCAATGTCCTCGGCTATAAACATCGGCATTTCTTTACCGTATCGTTCATCTTGCTCAGATAAATATCCGTCTTTGTATTTCGCCCAGATTACTTTGATTCTGTACAGGTCTTCCAGCTCGTCTTCTTTGATGGATTTCCCAAGCACTTTGTAGTGCATGGAGGATGATGAGGAATATCCAACATAAAGATATGTTGGACTAAAAACCATCGGATTTCCAGCAGTAAGTGCTTTCATTCCTTCTATCATTAAATTTTGAGCTACCTTAAATATCAAATCACCAGTTACAGATTGGAGAACAACATTTCTCTTGTTTTCATATTGCGCTGATAAGTCAAGAAGTCCATCTGTTATGCTGCCATATCCAGCACTAAATATAGATTCTTTTATTTGCGCCCACTCATTCCCTTTTATATTTTTGAATCCATCTGTATTGTTTATTTTGCAAATAACATTTCCGCTAGCATCATACACCTCAAAAGTGCCATATCCATTATTTGGACCGCCGAGCTTCAATGTGCCGCCCTTGGCGTAAGTGAACGAAATATATAGCTGATTTCCCTCTTTATAAATTCCTTTAATTGCGCCATCATTGGTTAAGAGGTTAAATATTTCTTCATGTGTAAGTGCATCTACATCAATTACAACCGCCATACTTTGGGAATCTAATGGTTGTGAAAATCCACCCGCCGCGTATAAGGTACATTTTATGGCACTTACATCTCTTGGAATTCCAATTGACCTTCCAGAAGCCGTTGTTATAATTCCTCCCGCTTTAGTTGATAATACCGTATATAAATTATGTGAAACGCTTGTTTCGTCTTTCGCAGAAGAATATACCGTTTTCCAATTTTCCCCATCTACGGATTCTTCGATTTTAAAACGACCTTTATATGCTGTTCGTGTTTCCGCGTTTCCATCGCGATACCAAGCACTCAAAGTAATATAGCTCGGGGCTACACTGCCATTCGCGCGTTGCTTAATAACATATGATGGGCTTTCAAGAAAATATGTCCTACCAGGTACACCTTGTTCTCCTTTTGGCCCCTGGAGGCCGTCAACGCCATCTTTGCCAGCGTAAATTTTAGCCAGCGAAAATCTCTTAACTACTGATAGAACACTGATATATGTTGCTTTAATATCTACCCATCCATCGTCAGCGGATAATGCTGTTACCGTGTATGTCTTGGTTGCATTATTCCAGGATCCTGTTACACTATCTGATTTGATAATTGTAAATTTGCAATCAGATGTAATATCCTGTGTTCCGTACATTACGACCGCCTGTGTACTCACGTTACTAGGAAACGTTCCATAATTTCCATCAGAATCAACAGAAACGCCTTGGTATTCGTTACTCAGCTGCAAGGTCATATTCTTGGCAAGAGCCGCCGCTTCCTGCGCGGATTTAGCTGCCGCTAAAGCATCCTCGGAATCCTGTAATGCTTTTGTTACGTCCGTATCTTTTAATCTTTCCCAGTAATACCCTTTTCCATCATTGCGGAATCTGTAAGCATGGCTGTCTCCATCATAATACAGATCACCTACATGCTTACTCATTTCTGTATCAGTTAGCCACTCGTTTGCCGGGTAATTGCTAAGTGTAGGTGCAGGAGTCCCGGTCCAGGTATTGATATTTCCGTCAATCTGACCTTGCATACTGTTTAACAGTCCGTCCAAAGGTGATGCACCGATTCGCACGGATGCGCCGTCAATTACAATCTGGTTATTATCAATATCGGCTGAAAAGATAATTTTTCCGTTTGTGTCACGCACGATCAGCGCGCCGGCATTGATGTAGCTTGCATTGATTCCCTCGGCGTATAGCAGTCTTGTAATCATTTCTCCTGTAACAGTAAATCCATAAGGATAGGTTTTTCCACCATCTGTAGAAATTCCAATGGCTTCCGCCGTGAGTTTCCATACAATATCTGATTCTTCCAGAGTCAGCTTATTGTGCATATAATAGATTACACTACCGTCGTCCTGTGGATCTTCTGTCATATAAAGCCCGCCAGACTCCTTAAGCGTATTTGCTAGCCTTTCAACGGCTTTTTCGCGCTCTGTGCGTTCATCCTTAACAAGTTGTCTAGCTTCTACCAGTGCTTTTGTAGCTTCCGACATATATGTGCTGCTATTTCGGATGGGATCATCTGCCTGCGTTTTTACAGTGGTAATGCCATTTAACGGAGATGATACATCAGTAATCGGTGTAAGATATTTATTTCCGTTCCGATCAAAGCTATATGCCATGTCTCCAAACTCTAACAGAGGATTATAAATCAGATCTCCTTGCAGATTTCGGAATTTAGCCCCGACCAGATCGCCACCGATCCATGCCGCTACAGTTCCGAGGTCACTGTCAGACAGAAGATTATTTTCCAACTCCAGAACATATCCAGCAGTTCCAAACAGGGATTCCGATTCTTTGTTTTTTACTCTGATACCAGTAATTACAATATCATCACTGGAAAGTGTAGGACTACTCACGTAATCCTCTAATTTAAACGGAACTAAGGAGCCGTTTTCGACAGCTCCAAAATTCCATTTTATAAACTGCAAATAACCTCTGTTGTCAATTCTGGCGTTTGCTGTCTCTAGCATTGCCGCCCATCCGATCAATTGACGGAATGTCATATTATCTGGGAGCGCTGTGACAATTACATTTCCATGCGCCATAGAGGAAAATCCAATAGGGATATTCAAACTCTCACAAGCGTCTCTTACCAGCGCTATAACTGTCTGTGGAAGTGTCAGAGCACTATAATATTTAGCATTGGTTTTATACATGCCATCCAGCGCCGTAAAGCTCAATATTTCGCCGTATTGCTCTGGCGTGGTAATTGTATAGATACCCTTGTCAATCGTCTCGTATCGGTCTTCCGAGGCGGCTCTGGAAAGGACTATGCTGTTTCCATCAGTGTCTAAAATCGGTTCATAAAAAACATCCATCCAAATTGATTCACTGGCTGGTTCTGCAACGGAAGTCTGGAGTTTCAAATAGGCATGAACCTTTGCCTGGTAGAAATTATAATCTTTCCACTGATCCTCTGTATTATCCAATTCAAGCTTCATCGTTTTGCATACTGTAGCGCCGACCGGGAAGCTGCCACTCTCCGCACAATCGGAAAAGTCATTGTTGCCGATCATAATCTCGTTTTCAAGTGTCTTTGTTGTTCCGTCAGCAAAGGTGATCTCCACGATTTCAATTACTTGCTCACCATCCTGCAACTTTTCTTTAAAAGTATTTGATACATTAATCAAGCGGATTCACCCCCTGCATATTGAATGATATTTCAGAATAATATTCTCCTACTTGAGCTATATTATATTGCATTTTTCCAACATAAAACTGTTCTGAACGCCATTCGTTTTTGTGTGCTAACCAGTGATACAACATAAACGGTTTCCCTTTAATTATTGCATTTACGAGATTGGTTGATTTCTCATCAACGCGAACATTTGTGGCTTTATAGCTATATTGCATAACTGTATAAAGTGGTACTATTATTGCTCTTCCATACTGTGTACGGTTACTTCCTTCTGAATATGTAGTTTCGAATTTACACTGCATATCCTTATCTGGCTGAGGAATGAGAAGTCCATTTATTTTATATCTATCAGTTATTGATTTGCTTATCGAAAATGCCACGTTCTCACCCCCCCTATGCCAGTTCAAACGGATTTGTACCGCTTGCATCACGCCTTAACTTTGCTTCGTCAATCATCTCATCAAATATCGTTCTGCGGTTCAATTGCGCTGTAAATCTGTAATTTCCGCCACTACCATGATTTCCGCCAGTTTCTTCTCTTACGATCTGTCTTAACAGGTCTTCTGGTGCTTCCAGGTTGCGACCGTTCTTCTGGTCTCCAAGGACTGCCAGAAACTCTGATCTTGGCGGAATAACGGCACCTTTTGCAAGATATGGAATTGTAGGAACTCTTGGAAAATTAGCTGTAAATCCAATTGTTCTTGAACCAAAAGGAGTTGGAATCTTCCACGGTCCGAATGTAAATGCTGATTCAATTCCGCCGATTGCACTGTTTACAGTTCCAATAGCGCTGTTTGCAATTCCAATCACCTTGTTTAATATATCTTTGATAGTATCGCGTATACCTTCAAAAGCTCTTACAACTGTATCTCTGGCACTTGTAAATTTATCAACGATTGCATCATGAATAGCATTTACTTTTCTGTCAACAAATGTTGTTATACTTTCCCATATAGATGACGTTTTTTCTGATACAGAATCCCAAATTCTTGTAATTTTAGACTTTATTCCATCAAATACTGTCGAAACTGTAGTTTTTATTGCTTCCCATGTATTAGACAGCCATGTTTTTATAACATTCCATACTGTAACAGTAACTGTTTTTATTGCGTTCCAAGAAATAGAAATGATACTTTTTATTATTGTTAATGCGGTTTTTACTATTCCATTAATAGCTTCCCAGGCTCCAGATATAATATCTTTTATAAGGTTCCATGTACCTCTTGCAGTTTCTTTGATTCCGTTCCATGCTAGTTCCCAATCGCCTGTAAAAACTCCTTTCAGAAAATCAATAACTCCGCTCAGAACATCTAATACATCTCCAATAATTTTAATAACGGATTTTATTGCTTCTATAACAGTGCTACCAATTACATTTGCCACGTCTGCTATTACTGGAATTGCGTTCGATATAATCCAGCTAATTATTGGGACTAAAATATTTTCCCAAAGCTCTTTTAAGATATCTATTAATTTTCCAAGAAACGTTTGGACCTTTACAAACATTTCTCCCAATTCCCCATCCATAAGCTCTTTTATTTTAGAAGCCAAACCTTGCAGAACCGGTAGAATATATGTGTTATATCCATCTATTAAAGTTCCAAAAATGGTTGAAAGTCCATTAGCTATTGAATCGAAAAAAGGTTTTAAATGCTCGTCGTATAATGCGGTCACCAAATCAGAAAGATTTTGAATAACTGTCGATAATCCATCGGTTATTGTTTCGATAACCCCAAGTGTTCCTTCGACTGCGCTTTTTAATATATCCTTATTATCAATGAACGGCTGTGCGATCATATTCAGCATATCTCTTCCAAGTCTTGCACATAATCCCATAGCAGTCATTGAGATATTTGAGAATATCCCTATGATATTGGCTGTTATCTGCTGCGCAATTTCTCCACCAAATGCAGAAAATACCTCTGCTAGAGCGGATGAAAAATTTCCTTCAATTTGAGCAACCTCAGATCCAATATCAAACATATCAATTAAATATGTTTTTATTCTACTGGTGTTTTGCTTTATAAATTTTTCTATTCCTCCAATAAGATTTTGAGCAATTGTTATTCCAATCCTCGAAAAAGATCCAGATACTCTTCCAATGGAATAGGCAAATGTATCTAAAAAATCACTTGCCGCTCCAATTACTTCTGGATCAGTAAATATATTCTGCAAGGATTTCCCGATAGAGTTAATATTTTCCTTAATATCATCAAAAATCGGTTTGTAATCGCCTAGTCCATCCCAGAATCCTTTTGATAGCAATTTGGCTAATTTTTTAAAATTCTTTATTATGGAATCAAGCGGCTTGGACATTTTTTTAATAGTCGTTTCGCCTTCTGCAAGTTTACCGTAATCCACATTATTTACTGCACCGGATAATCCTCCAGAAGCTCCACCACCTCCGCCAGATGAAGATGGTGTGGACGATGAGTTGCTACCTGTAGATGTGGCTTTGTGAACTTCATCAAGTGACGAAAGATAGTTTTTTGTTTCTTTATTCGCTTTTTTTGTTGCTTTTGCATTGTCGTTCGTGGCATCTGCCAGTTTTTCTGCATTATCGGCTGCCTGTCCATACTGATCTGCCGTATCTGCAACTGTATCTGTTCCGGCAAGCCCTGCGCCGCTTCCACCTGTCTGACCTGATGATTTCTTGCCAGTAATAAGCTCCGTGAATGACTTAAATGCGTTTGCCAGAGTCGCCAGTTTGCCGAGAAGAATATTGATTACTTTCAGAACAGGTGTAAAAATATTAATCAGCCCTTGTCCGACTGTTGCCTTGAGGGACTGCAACTGCAACTGCATCACTCGCACCTGGTTCGCCCAGCTGTCAGAAGTACGAATGAAGTCTCCAGATGCGGCTGATAACTGTTTCTGCACAAAAGCCAATCGGAGAGCAACTTTCTCCTGTTCGGTCATGGCAGATGTGGTTTTGCCATAGCCGTTTGCAAGTGCGTATTGGTCAAGTGCCGACTGGGTCATTACCACGCCGAGGTCCTTGAGCGTTTCTGTTTCGCCCGTAAACACTGATTTTAGCTTGATATAAGCCAAGTCCTGACTGATGTTGTAGAATGATGCCACGTCACCAGTCAGCTGTGTCAGGGCCGTTGACATGTCATAAGCCTGTGCTTCTGAGAATCCGAACGACTTTGACATTGCTCCGAATGTACCGACATACCGCTTTGCCATAGTCTCCGATAGTCCAGCGCTGGTCATAGCGTTCTTTGCAAATTCATTTACTTTGTCTGACATGGTTGTAAATGTAACATCAACCACGTTTTGCACTTCTGCGAGATCTGAGCCAAGGGCAACGCATTCTTTTCCAAACTGTACTAATTTACCGACAGCAAATACTCCGCCGATAAGTAGTCCTATTTTTTTTACTGTGCTTCCAAGCCCGTCGAATGACTGTTTAATCGCTGATACACCTTTTTGGACACCGGTTGTATCCATTCTGGTATCAATAATGACTGAGCCATCAGCAGCCATACATTCACCTCCTAACTATTTGAGGTTTAACATCTCATTCAGCGCATCCTTGTACGCTTGCTCCTCTTCGCTGAGACGTGTTTTTATATCAATAATGTTCTTATTTTCCTGATAGAATTTCTTTTCCCATTTATCGAGTTTTTCACCCTTTGCATTTTTAGAGCGGATTCCGACAACTGTGTTGAACAAACATTCGCCAGACTCCATGAAATATCCGAAGAACGTCCACCAGTGCATATAAGGCACTGCTCTGATTTCTTTACCGGTAACCTTGTTTACCGCCGGAACAATCATGTCTCCATCCTGTTCCCAGTCCATTAAACGTGGTTTTGGCTTGTTCGGATTAGTATCGGATTGTCCACAGTCAATAAACTCGCAAGCTTTCTGACAAGCTTCTGCAAGATGTTCTGAGGGTATGCTTTGCCAATCCTCGAACAGAATCTGCAACATAACAACTGCTTTTGCCTGTTCGTCTAACTCTGGATCATTCTGCGCAATGAGAATATCAATGATTGCTCGAAAATCCGTTCTGATAGAAAAATCCACCCCACTTATATTTAGTGAGGTGGGAAGCTCATAGGCGGTCATTTTTCATATTTCTCCGTATACTTGTTAACTGCTTCCTGCATTTTCTTTTTTCTCTTTTCAATTTCCGGTGCGATTGCTTCTGCGATTTTATCCAGAACAATATAAGCAAATACCTGACCATTACCGAATACAGTTGTTGCGGTAATTGGTTCTTTGAACAGATCCTTGGATGCTTCATATCCAAGTAGATAATTGATTTTATCCTCAATCTGTTTATTCAGTTCCGCCATTTCTTTACCAGATGTGACTTTCTGAACAGAATCCTTGAACTGTTCAAAGCATTCCTCCAATTCTTCCGCGCGTGCTGCCACATTGATATCTGTCGGGTTCAGTTTGAAAGAAGAAAAAACTTCGTCTTCGTTGTTGGTAAATGTAAAAATGAGAACTCCATCATCAATTTTGGTATTAATTACTTTTGCCATTTAGCATGTCCTCCTTGTATATGTGCTTATTCGCTGTCAGCTGTGAATGTACCGGAACTGATATCAAATTTTCCTTTTACACGCTCACCAACGTAGTTCACAGTAAACGGAATCTGATAGCCGGATGTATCGCCGCCATAGGAAGTCGGTACAACGTAGCAGTCCTGCTGGTATGCTTCATACTTGCCTGCCGTGGCTTCTGTCCAGAGATGAACTTCAACTGCTTTTGTTTTGAGGTTGTCGTCTTTGAGACGTCCATCTACAATCTTCTGCAATGCTGTAAACAGATCAGAAGTAGTGTCTGCATAGAACGGATCAGCGTCAGAAGAAACTTCATAGCCGTTGTGTTTAAATGTGGATTCTCCAAGAATGTTTTTAGATGTTTCAGTATCTGGATTGAGTTCTACGTTATACTCTTCCAGGTCCTTTCCAAGACGCTCATATTTCGGCGTCAGTCCTCCACAGAGGGAACCTGCGTCAATATAATGAGCCATGTATTTACGGTCAATTTTGCCTGTAACTGCCATAGAAATGTCCTTTCTGCCTATAACTCTTAAAGGCTGTGTAGGTTAGCGACTATCTCCAATTGATAGCCGGTTAGTTGTTATATTTAAGTGGTGTAATCACCATTTTTCCCAGTCATATTCGTATTTTACTGTGATTGGAAGCAACCAGTCCTGTACGCCGTTCTCCTGCGGTTCTAAACCATAGGAGTTGTCACGTGTGATACGTTTTATCACTCGCCCCTGTGAAAGCTCTGGAAACACATTTAAACGCGTCTCAGAGCCATTTATAATAACTGGTTCCCGGCATATCCATTTACCGAGATTGTCAAGGAACTTCTGAACAGATAGTTTCTGCCTTTCTTTGTCAGATGCTGTACGATATACCACGTAAAATGGGTACTGACATACCTGATGCATCGTTCCGCAAACATCTTCTTTTTCTGAATAGATCAGCGCCCCGTTGTCTGCCGAGAACGCAATTCCGGACTCCTTGCCAAGTTCCTCAAACTTGATTGTTTCATTTTCATATAGTCCCGGATACTGGTTCAGAAGTGCTTTCATGGCATCTGTCAGAATCTCGTATCCGGTTGCATCTTTTCCGATAGGTTTATCCGCCATGTCTGCCACCTCCTGCCTGTGCTTTTACTTTGCGAATCCATGTGCTACCGTATTGTCGTTTAGCGGCATCGAACCACTTTGCTTGTGCCTGTGGGTGAATTTGTTTGGTGTATTCAAGATTTTCCTTTGCGGCTGTCTGACCAGAAAACTGACTAACAAGAACTTTCTTTGCTCCACGTCTTGCGTAGGGACTTCCAGTTGCTTCATCAACCATTCCTTTCCCCTCGTACAGAAAACGCCCATAAGGAGCCGCCGCCGCGCATACTTTCCCAGTTCCTTGCAAAGATGTACTCTCAACTCTTGTCCGATTGATAAAATTTCCGGTAATCATTGGCATAAATGGAACCATGCTGTCCATAACCATTCCGTCAAGGAGATACTGGGCTTCTTGATACTGTCTGGAAAACCTGTCCATATTCAGCTTGATTTTCATATCTCCATCGACTATGGAGAATCCTTTGAAATGATGAATCTTACTCATATTACTTACCCAGAATCTCAAAATGTGGAATCAGCGTATACGGACCGCCCACGCTGGTGATTTTAAATACATTGTCCTTGTTCTGGTTTATGTACTGATAAAATCCATTTCGATAATCACCATCAGATACCGTTCCACCAGTCCACTCACCCTCCCAGAAGAACGATTCATCTGAGAATGTGATAGTGTCTTCCAGAGCGTTGTTAATCTGTCTTTTCCACTCTTTAGGCGGTACGTATGGAAGAATCTTGCCGTCCTTGTCAGTAATGGTTATATCGCCGTTCTGGACAGTGTAGCGAACGTGTAACTGTGCGTTGTCAGTTGCTTCTGCGCCATATTTTTTAAGGATTGCTCCCTTGTCCGTAATGAGGTCGACACCGGATAAAACATGAGGATACCAGTACGCGTCCCCAGTTGTGGCTGATTCGTAATAATTAAAAATCGTCACCGTTTTTTCGTACATGATACCCTCTCCTTAATCATTTATTTTTCAGTTTATCCACGTCAACTTTGGACGTTCGTTTCCATAATTCCGTAATCTTCTCCCATCCGAACATGGAAATAAATGCCACAATAAACCCAGCCATGATAGCTGCTAAAATCATATACCACAATATTGTCATGCGGATATACTGCATATACGCTACAAAAGCGGCTACAGTAATACCGATAGACAGTACAAGCACCAAGGCATCTGTCGGAATTTTCGACAGGAACCCAACATTTTTAATCACCTGTGTAATCACAGACACGCAAAATGCTAAAACACTGATTACTGCCAGAATCAGAGTTACATTTGTAAATAATGCTTCCATTACTCTAATACCTCCTTAAATTCTTTTTCAAATTCATCTTTTGTCATTGTGCTGAAATACCCTTCTTCATCACGCAATATGTAGTCTCCGGAATTTATGATTACCAAATCAACTCTTTCGCCATCTCTAAATAGAACAGAATATGTAGAAATCTTAATGTGTGGTGATTTAAGGTTGTTATTAATTTCTACCGAATCGCCAACAAACTTTTCGATTTGAGTTATACTTTCTGGAGTAGTAAAACATTGAATAGCTTCAACTATAGTCGGTTTTATTCGCACATATTTCATGCTTTCACCCCGTATGAGTCTAATGTTGAAATATCCATTATTGTCACCTCACAAATCAATTTTTCCAGACATTAAATCTGGTAAAAGTGCGTCTCTCAATTCTATCAAATATCTGTTTTCTTCATTGTTCAGATACATTATGTGTTGTTTCCACATCTGTAAAATTGAAAGCAATATAGTTGATATGTTGTTCTTGCTTCCATTTTCAAATTTCAGTTCTCCTGCTTTCTTCGTCATGGAAATAAAGTTTTCTTTTTCGATTTTTTTTCCGGTAAAAGTAAGCATTTGATTCATGGAATCCGCTGTTTCTTCCGACTGCTTGAACATCTGGAATATGTCATACAATCCGATTGATTTTGCAAGTGTTTCATTCATTGTCAGTTTGAGACCATTTTTCTCATTGATAACTCTGTTTAAGTCGTCAATGATTTCTCCATAATCTCTGTGCGCGAAATCATCTTCTTTAAATTCAAGGTATCGTGTTGGGAGAAGAGTATATCTGTTTTCTACTACAGTTTGAAAAGGCACGCTTTTTGAAAATTCGGCAACGCTTTTCTGATTAATAATAGAATCAATGGCGTTTTCCATCTGTTCATCAGAAAAAACATTAACAGCTTTTTTGTACGTTCTATTTTCGTGACTTGCCCCGCCAAACTGTCCATTTTGTTCTCTTTGCTCTACATCGCAAGTTTTACGCATATCTAAAAATGCAATATGTGTTGTCTCTTTTTTCTTGTTCAGTGTCAAAATGCAAGTTGCAATCGAAGTAGCTTCAAACATTTTATCTGGACACAAAATAACTGATTCTATCAGATTCTTCTCAATAAGATACTTTCTTATTTCTATTTCATTTTTTAGTTCTGAAGTTAATATCCCACACGGAAGAATCATTGAAACTTTTTCCTTACAGTTATCTAATGCGGTCAAAATAAAAGCAGAATTTGCATTGCTTTCTGGCGGCAACTCACAGTCATTAAAGCGAGTTTGCAACTGCGCAAACGGCGGTATCTTCCACTTCATATTATATGGTGGATTTGAAATACAACTATCTGTCTTTTCTGGCTTAAAATTTTCTATCTTTTTTACAGAAGAATATTTATCACCTTTCTTTACAAGATAAGTTGCAAAGACTTCATCCTGCAATGCATCACCATTTACAACAACTGCATCAATATTTCTTGCTGCCAAATTGAAAAGCAGAATCGGAATAACCGTTTTATCGTACTCATAGCATACGAATTTCAATTCATTATTCAGATTCCATTTTTGAATAGTCAATGCACCACTTCCGGCACATAAATCATATACAGTGTGTTCATTTTCTGTCCGTACCAGTTTTCCGACAAATTTTGCCAGTGAAACAGGCGTGTAATCCTGCATCTTTACTTTTCTATCGGCAAGGTAATACTGGAAGATCTTCTGTAGCCAATCAATAGACAAGTCCTCTACCAGATTACAGAATTTGTCGAAATATTCCGTTTTTCCATTCAGTACAATTTCCATCAAAGAATCTGGAATCTGTTCTGGGCTTTCAATCTTCAACAGTTCTATTACTTTACTGTTGAGTTCTTTTAATTCCATAATTACACTCCTGCATACAATATTGGTATCCCATCATCCGTCCTCACTCCCATCAGAAGCGGTAAAGCCGTCTTGTAAAGTAAGTCGTTCGTTTTCTGTACATCTCCAGTGGCGGCATACACCGCACTCCATTCCTTTGCACTTGCTCCGATCTGTTGAGGAGTTGCATAGGAAATGGATTCACTGCCAGATGATACAGATGTTACAATGCCTGTCGTGCTACCACCGGACCCAATTACGGTTGACGTACCGCTCGCAGCGGCATTGGTAGCATTCTTTTCAGCAAGCTCAATCTGATACATTAATTCAGCCAGTGAACAGACCGCCTTTTTAATACGTTTCTGTGAACGCTTATCAGCTGGCAGTCCGTCCACCAAATTATCAAATGTCAATGTATCAATAAAATCGCTGGCTCTGGCTGCCAGACGATCAAAGTCAGCTTCTGGCACGACATTGCCATAATAGGATTCTGTGTAAAAATCATAATCTGCATAAGCCATGCCAGTTACCTCCCACGATTATCATTTTGCTGTTACAGTCGCATGTCCGGCACTCAATGCCTTATAGGTACTGTCACACTCAACCACTGTGATTACCTGCCCTGTTGCTGCTGTAATGTCGGATTCTCCATCCCATGCGCTCCAGTTCTTCACGTTCTGTCCGTAGTCTACGGTAGTCTCAGATGATGCAACTTTGTACTTGTACACATTTCCTGCGCTTACTTTTGCCGGAGTAACAGTCACTTTTGTATCTCCGCTCTTACTTCCTGCTGTGGAGTTTACAGTCAGAGTTCCAAGTGTCTGAGTTGCATTGATAGTTCCGACAGCAATAGCGTCAATATACTCTGCAAAGAGGGTAAGCCCCATGATCGCAAATGCTTCAGACACTGCTGTGTGGTAGTTGCCCTGCGTATGAAATCCGATCAGATTTGTTTCACCGGATACAGTGTATACAAGACCTGCTCTCGCAAAGTCAGATTCATTCGGGTCAACATAGTAAAGAACGATGTTCTCCACAGGTGTAGCAATAACTGTTCCTCTTGGGATCTCACTGTCGGATAACAGGAAGATTGTGTTAAATCCCAGGAAATCTTTCATATACTGGAAACCGAACTGGTTCTGAATAGTGATATCAGCTGCGCCGATATATTCGTACACATCCAGAATGTTGACAAATCCAACAACGCCAGTCACATTTCTGTGCATCTGCTTAAATTTGTTTTCTACACGGCCCTTGGCCATTGCCAGAGCCATCTGGAAAGTAGTTTCCGTGAATGAGAGAGTACCTGTTTTCAGATAGTTATAAAATCTTTCAGTAACATTGGTCTGAAGCTGGAAAAGGAATTCATCATCAGTCATCTGAACAGCGTTCTCATAACCGTGATCCTTGATTGCTTCGATAGATACAGCCTTTGCGTATTTCTCAATACTCATTTCTGCATAAGGCTTTTCTTTTACAGTGAATTTGCTGTAAGGGATTTCCTCGCCCTCTTTAACATTTCCATCCTGTAATGTGCCTTCTGCATATTTTGATTTAAGAACCGCTCCGGGTGTCTTTTTGATTGGACGCATGATGCCAAGAATCTCGCGCAAGTGTTCCCAGTTTTTTTCGAATCTGGTGACGAAGTCAATCTCACGCGCCCTTACCTGAATATCATTTGTCATAATAAGATTAGCTTTTGCTGCCATATAAAAAATCCTTTCTACCCATAATTATTAAGGTATTGGGTTAGCGGCTATACTCTAGCGTATAGTCGGTGTAAAAATCACTGGAATAACTGGATGTTCTGGGCGATCGCCGCCTGCCTTTCGGATGGGTCTTTGATTGCTTCAATATCCTTCTTTGTCATGCTTCCTGGTGTCTGCTGCTGCCCAACATGTGTTGTAAATCTTGCCTGGTTCTGCTGAGCCTGCTGCTGAGATTCATCCACGAAAGCGGATGCGTCAGACTGTTTCATCTGCTCAATCAGATCATTCAGCCCAAGGATTTTACCGTTTTTCAGTTTCAATCCGGCTTCTTTAATGTCTGCCATGACTGATTTCTTAGCTGCTTCGCTGGAAAACTTAACATCGTCGAGTGCCGCTTTCAGAGCGTCTGAGAAATCACGGTCGTAGATTTTTGCATTGAATTCTTTCTCTGCATCCTCGGCTTTTTTCTTCCATTCAGCAAGCTCTGTCTGAATGTTCGCCGGGTCGATACCGTCAAAGCCTTTTAAGGTTTCTTCTGCTGTCTCAGCACGTTCTTTCCAGTTATCTCGTTCTCCCTCAACTTTTGACAGAGTTTTTGCAACTTCTTTTGCATTCTTGTAATTCTCAGAAAGTGCCTTTTTCACATCTGCCTGTTTATCCTCCGGGATTTCAATTCCAAATGATTTTAATGTGTCAATAAGTTTCTGCATATATATCCTCCTGGTCGTGTTTATTGACCTGCCGCCGCAGGTAAATGGATTAAGCCAGTTAGACCACTGGCAAGGTAATGGGAAAGATAGGAATTGAACCTATAATGTTTACCACGAGGGAACGGTTTTACAGACCGCCGCAACACCGCCAATCGTTGCCGCTTTCCCAGAAGACACCTTTTCGGGACTATTTGGATTAAATTCCAGTCCACAGGATAAGGATAAACCTATAATCGGAATGGCAGGATTCGAACCTGCGACGTCAAGAGCTATGCGCTCTCCGCTCTTTCCAGCTGAGCTACATTCCATTATGCTTTTCGGTCCGGACACCAGATAGCAGGATAAGCAATAACCTTTTCTCATGAGATAAATTCAGCCAAATCATAGACTGCCTGCAAGCAAACAGCATAATTTTAACCGAATCAAAGCGGAACGCCCGGAATCGAACCGGAGACCAGAGCGCGACTCTGTCAGTTTTCCACTAGCGTACATTCCACATAACCCGGATTCCCGGGTTAGCAAGGTGTTTAACGTGTTATGCTTACCACTATCCGACTTTCACGGAAATGTTGATTCATTTATAAGGAGGTGTTACCAGTCAGTCAAGCTGACTAATGAATATGTCGGAAATTGCACCCGCTTTTCAACCTCCAGATTCCGCTCAAATCTGTTTCTATTAAGGACATATTCACAAAGAAAGGAGGACATGAAACGAAAAAGAAAGCAAAAACTTCTAATCAGCAAGTCCTACAAGGTTCACCATGCCTTGTAAGACTATAGTATCATATTCTTTTAAAAAAGTTGTCCCCACATTTGTAAGAATCAAAGCATACTTCTAAGTTTTTCGACGTATCTTTTAACAAGATCACGTTCTTCTCGACATTCTGCGTCCTTGGATATATCGCTCAATTCCGTGGTAAGCTCATCCATGTGTTCTTCCAGTGCAGCAAGCATTTTTCTTTTGCAGTCTTCAGACTTCCCGGAGCGATAGCTCTGCTTCTGTGTCATGTAGTCATCGTAAGTGTCTCGCCCATCAGAGCGGCTGTAATGCCCTCTGACATAATGTTCACCACGTCTGGCATAAGAATTGCCCCGGTCGTAATCTGGCATCATTCTGCCGTCACTTGAGCTGTATCTCCCCATGCTGTCATGTTTTCTTCCACGCTCGCTGTAATCGTCATTGTATCCGCTACGCATCTCATCAAGGACCGTGTTGTAATACTCCACTTTCTTGTCCCAGTACTGTGTGTTCTTTATATCTTTGTACATATCAATCAGCTTGTATGTCATTTCCAGATTTCCAGTAGTCAACCCACTGTCAGCGATTTTGGACAGTTCGTCTTCAATTCTTGCACATAAGTCTTTAATGTCTCTCATAATCACACCTCCTATGCTTCTCTGGTCACGACAATATTTGCGTTCGCAACAGAAATTGCCTGATCGCTTGTATTCTCTACTGCGATATTAACACAACATCCGCGAGGTACATCAATATAGATACCAGAGGACACATTATTGTACTGGTCCACTGCCGCCGGTGTGGAGATCATCTGAGAAGATAATACAGGTTCTCCAGAGATTGCAATAGCCAGAGAAATAGCTCCGACAGTACCGCCTGTTGGAATTGCGATATTACCAGAAAAATCCACAAAGAATCTTGCTTTGCACTGGTTAGTCATTCCTCTCAGTGTAATAATTCCACTTCCCTCTCTGTGCTGAATGCAGTTAGAACCCTTAACTGCTGTGTTTGAAAATACTACGTTTCCATTTGCTGCTACAGTCTGAGCAGCTACATTTGTAAATTCTGCCATAAAAATACTCCTTTCATATCACAAAAGGACAGGTCTCAGCCTGCCCCTCTGTGTAATACGGCATAAGCCGACATCCGAAATCAATCGAAAGATACTCTCGATATGAAGTTATCAGCAATTACATCCAGTGTTGCATCCACATCCAGAATATGGATATGGCGCTGGGACTACGTAGGATGGCACAGGCATAGGACTTATTCTGCGAATCAGTTCTGCCGTCTGCGCTTCCTGATTTGCCGCAATGTAAGCATTCTGCGCAGACTGAGAAGCAGCAAGCTCAAGTTTCTGAACTTTATCTCTTAAATCTGCGTTTTCTTTTGCACACAGGTAATCAAGAACCGCTCTGGTTCCAGCATTCTGATTGTCAATGATATCTCTTGTGTTGCTGTTCATGGTGTTCTGCAATGCACAGGTGTTCTGCGCCATGTTGTAGTTCACGCCCTGGATAGCTTCCCTGGTTTCACAACAGCAGTTTGCAAGCTGCGCCTGCAATGCGTTTGTATTCTGCATATTGGCTACAGTATCGGCATTGATTGCCTGCTGGATTCCAAAGCCGGTCTGCATGATGTTTGTGTTGATTCCATTGAATCCGGTAAGCATACCGTTATTCATGGCATAAAAGCCATCACACAGGCCGCTATTGATTCCGTCAAGTTTGCTGATTACTGCGGAGTTATCAAATCCTCTCTGAATGTCTGCTTGAGTAGCTGCTGTGGCTGCATATCCGCCGCCATTGCCGTTATTGCCCCATCCGTTGTTTCCCCATCCGCAGAATACGAACAAGAAAAGCACGATAAGCCACCATGCACCATCTCCACCAAACATGCCGTCATTATTTCTGCCATTTCCAGTAGCAGCGGCAATGTCTGCTAAGCTATAATTTCCATCCATAGTTATAATCTCCTTTATTGTGTATTTACATCAATCTGGCCAGATTGTAATGTACTATTTCATTCCTTTCAGCAGATTCTGAAACTGCCCTGCCATCTGCTGAACTTGGTTAAGCTGCTGTTGAGAAATCTTTCCAGACTGCAACATTTTCTGGACTTCTTCTTTTGGGTTTCCTTTGTAATTCTGTTTAAACTGCATAAACTGCTGCATCATCTGCATTGGCCCATTTCCCTGTGGCATTCCACCACCAAGCGCGTTAAATAATGGATTACTCATCTGCATTTCCTCCCTTGGTCGCTGATTCCTGCACGGTATTAACTCTAACAGATTCAGAAAATGAATTTAATCGACTTGCTATAGCGTCGAATTTGGCTTTTAAATCGTCGTATTCCTGCCTGGTGACATATTTACTGTCCATGTTTTGAACAGGCTGTTTAGGCGGCATCTGAGAGCCTACCTCGTGATATTCAAACGTCCGTAATGGTTGTGGCATACCGGAAACGTCTGTTGATTTTATAAAGAATTTTTCTGATTCTGAATCCATCAGTAAAACACTTGTCCCGGGTGCTACCAGATAGGATTTTGCGCCTACTTCGCCGGATACCCACAGGATACCGCTATTATTCTGCTGTGGTTGCTGTACTGGTTGAGCTGGAATCTGGACAGGCTGTTGCTGGAACTGGTTCATCTGCCCAGGAACGCCAAAACTATATTGATAAGGATTGTTATATAATGCCATCTTATACACCGCCTTTCTGATTATATTTTTACATAAAAAAAGAACCGGAAACAGGTCGTTTCTGGCTCTAATTAGTATCCAAAAAGTATCAGCACACTTTGATTATTTTATTGTTTACTCGGCGGCTTAATCGTTTCGCCGTAGATATGCTCACGTTCATCTGTTCAGCGCAGTATTCAAGCGTGTATTCTTTACATCTCAACCGAAACAATCTTTCTTCGTCCGGCGTGAAATTACACTCTACTAAGAATCTGTCTATATCTTTCTTTGTGAACACATATAATTTCATGAGCATACCTCTTATTAATGCAATTAACGCTGATTCTGTGCAAGATAATTTGTAAGCTTCTGTTTTGTTTTTTTTAATTCCTCTACATTGTCGCCGCTAATCTGGCTGTCCAACATGGTTGACAAGACTTCCAAAATAAGGGAATCTCTCTCAGCTATTCTTTTTAACGTTTCAAAATCTCTTTTATCGTGGTCTTCCAGAATTTCCACTCTCTTATTAAGCCGAAATGCCGGAGCAATCCATTTAAAAATAACAGCTGCTGCCCCTCCAATAATTGATACCCCTCCACAAATTGAAAGAAAAAATTGAATAAATTCCTGTATGCTCATTTAGCTACTCCTTTTTCCCAGTAATATACCGGGATTTCGTTTCCACTATTCCACGTATCGAAATATTTGCCGTCTTGTGCCGTCACAACATGGCCATCTATGCAGAGAATGTACGTGCCGGTCGGATGATCTGCACAAAAGTCGTTGACTGTATAGATATATCGTTCTGATTGTTCAATCAGTTTGCGTCTGTATCCACGCTTATAGAGGTACGCTCCCCAGACATAATTTGCACTTGGCATATCTGACAGAGTGCACGCCTGTATCATTAATCCGGTGAATACCGTTTCCCAGTCGAACCCGGTTGCTTTGCATATTGCCCGGACAACGCAATCTCCTGTTCTCTTATCCTTAACAGGATTCGGATTGAAATATTCCCATCTATCCATCAGTCAATCCCCTTTGCTGTCTTATATCGTCTTGCCGCTCCTCTGGCTTTAGCGGCGTTCTGGCGGTTCCACTTAGCGATCATAAGTCGGTCTTGTAGTTCCCTCAGGCCATTCCGTTTGCAATAATCTTTATATGCAGCATTTTGTTTCTGTAAAAGATAAGACTTTCGGTCAAGGTCTTGTTGGAGGGCGAATTTTGCCTTTTCATTCGGCGCATTGTCGACTCCTGCTTGCAGTCCAAGGACTTCACGCTTTGTTTTTCGGATTCTTCGCTCGTAAGCACGTTGCCGCTGTTCTTTTTCGTACTGCTTGCCTTTATCAGCTTTATCCTGTGCTGATAGTTCTGCATAGGGATTAAATTCTCCATCACTTGCCCCGAAACTATGCCGACAGTTGACGCCGGACAGTCCGCTTGCTGTCCCATATCCGGTCAATGAGAACGGTGGAAATTTTTTACTCTTGCCAGAACGAGAGTATATCTTGCCTTGCCACCATGAATGGTTTCCGGGATTCTCGCCGCTGTCACCTGTTCTGGCTCCTATGTGTGCACTGACAAGAATCAAGTCCCAATCCATTTCTTCCATGCGCTTTAGAGATATATCTCCCGTAGCCTGTGCCACACCAGTTCTGACAGAACGTGCAACTGCGGTTTCAATTGTATCGCGTCTTTTCTTTCCTGTCTCTTTGTTTATGTATTCAACATATACGCCATCACTCACAACGTTATTAACCGCCTCTTTGATGGCTTGCGTATACCCAACTGCCCCAGTCATCACATGATTATATGCAAGGTCACATTGTTCGATATAGAGCCTCTGAGCGGCACTTGCGGTTGTCCGTGTGAAGTTCTTCCACTCGCCCATGGTCGCAAGCATATTTCGTTCCATGAGTCTTATCATTGTTGGTGACTGTTCAAGCGGCACAGGACTTAATCCTGCCGCCTTATATACCTTATCATCATACTCCATTGCAGTGATTCCGGCATCTTCAAACGCTTCAAGAAGCTCCTGTTGCTCACGTTTGGTGTATCTGGATAGTTCTGCCAGAATGTCTTCTAACAGTTCACCGGATTCCTGTAACGTTCTGATTCTCCACGCATCAGCATTGGTCAGAATATAGTCCTCGCCCCTGCCGATTCTTGCCATCATCCGTGATACGATCTCAGAGATGATATACTGGTGCAATTCTTCAGCAATTTGTTCACTGCCCTCTGTAATTTGTCGTAAATATTCAGGACTAAGTATAATATATCACCTCTTTCGATAAATGTTGTGGTACATGTTTTAAAAATATGCTACAATCAACCTATTAAGGAGGTGTCGCAAAATGTTTTTAAAACTGAAAATTTATTGCACTTGTAATTGCAACTATTACGTAAACGAGCAAATTAACACGGAAAAGGTAATTTGCCCAAACTGTGGTAAAGAACATCCGTCTTCATCACAAATTATATCTATGCTTCACATGGCTAAGTGCATTGATGATGGCAATGTCCCTGGCGTAAATACAGTAAGGACATTTGCTGTATCCAAGCGAGAAGATTCTGGCTGTTAATAATGTTATTGCAAAGTGGAGAGGAGTTTTAATCCTCTCCGCTTTTTTTACTTAATTCACTAAAACTCTCTTGTAATTGGCTTTGGAATTTCGCCTGTCAGATATGCGAGGTATTTTTCTTCCCTTGTTACCGGCTTGTCTGCCATCTTTTTACTCCTCTCCGAATAGTGTTGGTTCCTTTGGCTCGGCTTCTTTGACCATTGCTTTCGCTTCTTCCTCAGTCATTCCTTCAAATTTCACGAAATACAACCATGCCGGAACCTTGCCAGTGGTCACATACTGCCACCATCTTGCACGGTCGTTTTCTCGCACATACAGGATGTCTCCAAAATCATAATTGACTTCATAAGCTCCGACAGGTGCAAGCCCATACAGGTCAGCGTAAACGTTCAGTGCGTAGATAACATCATCAAGGCAACTTTCCAGTTTGTCTCGAACATCTTTAATGAACTGCACCGTCCTCTGCTGTTCTGCTTCTACTCCTGTAGCCGTCTGAATGCCGCTAGATTCGTTAAAAACAAAGTATCCGTTAGAGAATCCAATCTTATATCCTAACTGGCTTAAAAGGGCATTTATGCCGCTTATACGAGTATCTGTGTTGAGTTGTGGATTGATTTCTTGATAGAATTCTTTCTCGTCCTGTCCGAATACATTCTTGACAAAGTGTGGTAAACTCATTTCTTTTCGTCTGTTATCCATGCCCTGTGGTGACATAGCTGATACAGGTGTACCGCTTGGCATCAGCAGTCTATCATCTGCCAGAACAATCTTCTGAGAATCGAAAATTTCTCCGGCATTTCGGCTGTATGCAATATCGAGGTCTTTCAGCTCTTCGATAGCTTCTGCAAATATCGGAAGCCCAAGCGGTGTGCTAATGTCTACATTATTCGCTTGTGGTGTCCGCAGCACTCCGTACAGAGGTCCGTCCAGCTTCTCGCCATTTGCTTTGAGAATTGGTGGCGTGTCTGCCATAAGGTCAGCCCATTTGGTCTGTTTAAGGTCGATTTTGTCACCGATTGACTGAAGAGATTTTGATACATAGGCTCTGTTTGAAACATAATACGGATAGGTCGTCACACCGTCCACGGTAGTCTCAATAAACCTGTGATATTCGAGCCTTGTGTAGTATTTCCGTCCAACCGTATAAGAGTCCTTGAATATAATCCCTTTGATTTCCTGATTGTCATAATCTACAATCATCACATCAGCCGGTGTAAATACGTCAAGGCTCTCACCGTTCGGCTTAATGAACACTGTTCCGTAAGCACATCCATATTCTGCCCAGTGACGAATCTGTAAATATACCTTATCAATCTGCTCCTGTAGCCATGCCGCCCTTGCAGAACCGTCAATCTGAATTCCGATCGCCAATGTTGCGAGTCTGGCAGTCTCGGAACACACGGATTTAGCAAAATTAATCGTCTTGATATTATTCTTATCATCTAGCCATTCCGGCGCACCCCTGTAGATGTTCGCGCACCGGTTAATCAGCGATTCCATTTCTGGGAATTCTGCTGCCTGGATATTAAAATCCTCTTCGGCTTGTTTTTTGAAAATCATATTAAACCACCTTTTTAGTGTTGTTATAAGTCCCATTATGCACTCACGCCCCAGTATTTTATCTCACCCTGCCTACGTGCTTCTGCTGCTTCTTCAAGCGTGTCATGCCTGCCTAGATCAACTTTTTTATTATCTACATAGATTGTTGCTCTATATTTCCCTCTGTCCATGGAAACACCAGTAACACCAGTTGAATTTATTTTTTCCATTCTTTTGTTTCTTGCCTGCTGAGTCCATGTTGCCCATCTGCAATTTTCTGGCGAATAGTCCGAATTTGTGTCTATTCTATCAATACTCAAATTATCAGCATATCCATTTTTTAATGCCCATAGAACAAACGCTTCTGAACTTTTATTCCATTCTTTGCAAACCTTTATTCCTCTTCCGCCATAGTCTTCATAATCTTTGTCATTGGGGTTATTGCATCTCTGACGAATTCCCTGCCAGATTTTATATATTCGTCTATATTTTAGACTGTACCCTCTTTTAAGCATTATTCCCTCTTCTCCTCCACAATGATTCTGTTGCGTATCTACAGGCATCGATTAAATGGTTATTCTCATCAGGATATCCGCTTATAACGTTTCCGTCTTTATCTCTTTCGTATTCGTATTCCGAAAACTCTTTATAAGCATTAGGCGTTCTCTTAGGGTCAATAACAATAGTTCTTGTTTGAAGCCATTTCATAGAATATTCCACACTCCCAGGTCCTTTTATTGCGCCCCTTGCCGGGAGCCCAAAATCTCTATAATCATTGATTGATTTAGGTTCAGCAGAATCACAAGTAATAGTATAATCATCATATTTTCTTTTTAGAATCTCGTCCGCTGATTTCCTATTGCTCCATTTATTTTCGTAAATTTCATCAATGAGATATATCTTTTCAGTGTTATGATTGTAATACAAGCGAATAAAAGCATACGGATCAGGGAAAAATCCCCAGTCACACCCCTGAAATATTTTGTCCATGTGACTGATTTCTTCATCTGTAATATCTCTAATCTCCAGATATTCAAATACGTTTCCGCCGTCACCATTCGGAACACCCAGGTATTCATGCTCATATGCTTCTGGATTGACTTCCTTTAAGTGCTCTGCATCATTAAGGAATTTCTGACCTAGCCACTCCTCCGGGGCTTCCAGATAACTTGAATGATGAATAACTCTTTTCGGGTTAGGCGTGAGCTTGATCCTGTTTACCCAGTTTGATTTTGATTTTGGTGGATTGTATGATGAAAAATCATAGGATTCATCGCCACCACGAAGCACTGACTGATTAACAGAACGCTCCTGGGCATCTCCCTTCATTTGATCTTTTTCTTCTTTCCAGAGAATTCCGATATATCCGAATTCTGGCTTAATGGATTTCAGTTTAGTTTCATCATCCAGACCACGGAAGTATATTGTCTGCCCGGTTTTAATGTATTTGATCTCAAGTGGCGACACCTTGCATTCAAATTCTTCCATCAGTCCCAGTTCATTGATAGCCCATTTCATCTGAGCATACACAGAATCTTTCAGCGTCGCACCCACCTGGCGAGTAATGCAAGCGTGCATCTGAGGATTATTTTTGATAAGTTCAGTAATCTTAAAAGCTACGTACGAAGATTTCAAACCGCCTCGACCGCCCTCGAATACATATTCAATGTTAGGCTTAATCTGTCGGTTAATATCCACGAATGCCTTGCCGAGTACTCTGGCAGGAAGTTCATATTTGCTTTCGTCTGATTTTGATACGGCTACCAACTGTTCCCATTTGTCCACTGCCTGCATATTTCCTTTGATAGCTTTATCATATACGGCAGCTACAATACAGGCATTGTTATTTGCGTCCTCGTCAGATATACCCATCTTCGTGAGTTTCTTCTTTGCAGCAGTCGTGGCAGGGTTCTCAGCTATCATTTTGGCTAATTCAGAAAGGGTTTTCTTTTGGCGGCGAGACTGACCAGAAGCAATGCCACCTTTTTGACCGTTCTTCACTGCTTCCTCACTGCTTCGACCAGGTTTAAAAGGTTTTAAATTTTCCTCGTTTGCCATTCTATCAACATCCAATCATACCCTTTCTGAAAATAAAAATTCTGCCACGTATAGCTATAGATATATACTATATTACCATACATGGCAGAAAAATTTGTCCCCACATTTTAATATTAATTGTAGTATTATATTTCTCTTAGTTTTCTTAAAGTATCGTAAAACATAGCCATTGCCTTGCGCTTGTATGCATAGAAATCGTCTCGCTTTGCCGGTATGTATTTCGTTTTCATGATACGGTCATAGGATTTATTTGTTACAATAGATTCATACACCAGGAGCTCAATCCCTGGAGGGCAAGAGCTTATGCAGCAGTGCAAAATATCGTGTCTCTGCTCTGGTGTAGCTTTCTGGCATATATCCTTTAAACGGTTAATGTCTTCCGGGTATACGCCAAAATCAACAAGTGACTTTTGCCTGGTTCGCATATCATCACCGCCTTTTTATTGCTATTTACGCTTGCCACCAAAATGTGCAACCAAGAAAATAGTGCCAAATGATCCGAATATTATTCCAAATGTAAATGCTATTAAACTATCAATCATTCTTCTTCATCTCCTCCAACTTCTTTTTAGCTTCTTCACGAGAAAAATAAACCTTTGCTTCTTGCTTCTTTTCTAAAACTCCGTTAATAATTTGTAAATGAAAGCCTTTTTTATCAATATGAAAAGCATCCACTTTGTGTTCTACGATTCTAAGAGGTTTTCCTATAATATCATACATTGTATCTTCAACCTTACACGGCAGCCTCACAAGCAAGCCCTGTTCTTCTAAGCCTTTGTAAGATTTCAGTTCTTCTAACAGCTCTGCGACATCTTTCAACCAATACAATTCTCCATCTTCGTAGCAAGTCCCATACGTTTTCTGGTGGTATGGGCATCCAACTGCATCCCTTCCACTAATCCAATCTTTTAAGTTCTCGCCAGTTCCACAGACAATGCGTTTATATTTATCGTCTTTCATGTGCTTAAAATTCTCGTGATCCTTATAGCAGTCGCCTTCTGTATCTTGACTGGCAACACATCTAAGTGCTTTTATCATATCGTCAATTGTTAATCTCTCCATCTACTTCGCCTCTTCCAATTGACTTTCTACTGTATTTGCAAGTAATAACATTGATTCAATAACTTTATCTGTTAGTGACATTCTGTCTTTGTTATTCGCAAAATACTTAACGTGGGCCATTGCTTCCTCTAGCTTTTTTTCACATGTAACAATTTCAGATGCTTCATACATTTTTCGTTCATCACTGCTGTATGTTACTATTCTTTCATCATGAAAATTTAACATATTTGGAAGCGGAATATCGATTGCGTTTAAATGTTTTCCTCTTGCCCACCTAAATCCCTGTAATTTTGCTATTCTTAAAACTTTAGAATACTCTTCCTGTGTTCTTACAAATACGCTTTTTCCTGTTAAATCAATCATCAGAATTTCCTCCTGTAATCTCATCAATACACTGATTCCAGCCCTCCGCAAAGCCAGCATCAGACGTATTGGCTGGATAATCTCCATTGTCTTTTTCTGGCAAATCCATAAGCGGACACCAGTCTGGTCTTGATTTACTTTCACAATCATAATGTTCTTCTGTCATCAGAATTACATCATAATATAAACAGTCAGCTAATTCACAGCATCCCTCATATTCAAGATTTCCACAATATTCAGTTCCGAACGGGCAGCCATAACAATTTTCTGGCGTGTCAATCACTAATACTGATTTGCTCATTCAACTCCACCGCCTTTCACGATTTCGATTGCCCTGCTCAGTCCAGCATTGTATCCTTGATGCACATCAGATAAAATACATTCTGATTCAATGAATTTATCTCTTTCCAATTCGCTAATAGCCTTATCCACATCAAAAGCTGTCGGCTGCTCGTCAACAATATGTATATATCTGTCTATAATCTTCTGTATTGGTTCTCCTAAGATATTTTGAAGCAGTATATCTTTTTTTAATTTATCTGTGTCGATTAACCGCATTCCTCAGCCCTCCTTGTATGGCTCTGGAAGTGGTCGCCATGCCGTAATCTCAATCCAATCATAATTGCTATCAAGATAATATCCGTCACAATCAATAAAGCTTGTATCTTGCCATGTTGTTTCTCCGTTAGTAACCAATATTTCTTGTCCGTCATCTGGCATTTTGCAGTCAAGCATATACTGTATATCAGTTGATATGGATTCTTCCGCACGTTCTTTTTCTGATATCTGATGATATTTTACCGGAATCCACCCATTTTCTTTCTCGTCCTGTTCCAGATCGTCCAGAAGACTATTTACGATATCCAGCGCACTCCCTGGAAGCCCATGCTTATACCGCGATTTCTTTTCTATCTCAGCTTTGTATTGCTCTAATCTGTTTCGTACTCTGCTCATACTTCCACCTCACTATCCTCTGGCATCTGGAACGTCATTCCTTTTTTGAGCATTTCTCCAAGTTCTCCCGCATGTGCTTTGTTTTCTTCCGTTTTTGGCTTCATACTTAATATCCTACATACTTCTGGAATTACATATTTTGTGTATTCCGAATCTCCATAGGCTTCCTGGATCATATCCAGTACTTTCATGACTTTTGTTTTGGTGGAATATTCAGCGATAATGCAACAACTGCCTTGACTTCCGACATATATTGATGCCGCTCCATTAATGTCTCGAATTGCAATACTGAAAGCATTATCAATATTTACTATTATTGTTTTATCCTGACTTCTGATTAACATTTTGCGTCCTCCTTATCTTCATAATTCATCACAATTGTAATTACCTGCACCAGAACTTTCTGAATCTGATCGTAAATGTGATGATCGTCAGTTCCGAAATGAGAGTTCAGTTTTGCATCTTCCTTGCCTTTCTTGTAGCAATCTTCCATAAATTCAAAACTGTATATATCATCTTCCTCAATAATTTCACCATTATTTCTCCATTCGGCAATCATCGCTTCTTCAACCAGTGAATTTACAACCTTATCTGAATCCTCATTACCGTTCAGGCATTCTACGCAACGGTCAATGAATCCTAACTTGTCAGCGTACATATACGCTTTTGCTATTCCAGATGTATACTCTTTGAATGTTTCTTCAACCTGTTCTTTGAAATCCTCTGGTAAATTAAAAATATCTACTTCCAGTCCTCTTGGAAGATTTATTGTGTACTTTCTCATTTTGTATCCTCCTACTTCATAAAAATCACCCATCTGGTCTTCCCACGTTTATCTCCTAACAGCGGTTTAGTACCAAAGCATTTCAATACTTCTGAAAATAAAAGTTGCTCATCGCTCCATTTAAAAACTAAAATTCCATCATTTTCTAACACTCTCATGCATTCATCAAATCCGGCTTTCAAATATGGTTTCCAATCTTTTGGAAGGATTCCGTATTTTTTAGCAAGCCATGAACTGCTTCCTGCATTAATCAAATGTGGTGGGTCAAAAACTACAATTTTGAATGTTTCGTCATCAAACGGCATATTTCTGAAATCCATGTTTATATCAGGCTTTATTAAAAGTTCTCTTCCGTCACACAGCGTTGTACGAACCTCTCGATTGTCTGCAAACAGTACATCTGGATTCTCCTTATCAAACCAAAACATTCGGCTTCCGCAACATGCGTCTAATATCTTTTTCATTTTCCTCACTTTCCCCATGTAAGCAACTGGCACGCTATTGTGTGCAGTTGGTACATGATTAATCGGTCTCTACCTTTGAATAACTCAATCTATACGCCCTCTGCTCTGTCGGATCCTCGCTTACCAACAAACCATTATCAAGCAATAAATTAATATAATTCCTGGCAGTAGCCATTGAAATGTCTAATCCATCTGCAATATTTCTTGTAGACGGCATATAGTGGTGTTTACGGTAATATTTCAAGATAAAGTGATATACCGCTTTATACATCTCCTGTCCCTCTTTGTGTTTGCGCTCTGTGTTGTATTTTCCCATGGTCATTACCCCCAATCTTGTGATCCGCTGCTATTACCCTTTATTCCATTCCTCATAGCTGTTGTACGTCCATTTACTCCATAAGCTTCATGCAACCCTTTATGATATCCATTTCGATACTCCTTCTGGTTATTATGATATAATTCAATAAAATCATTGATATCATAATTTTCTTTTGGATTAGCTGTTGCGTATTCCTCTGCTTCCTTCCTTGTTCCGTAATTACTCAATTCAGCACAACGGATAAATTCGCTTTTGTCCATGCCTATTTATTTCACCTCTAATCGTTAATACGGAATCTCAAATCAAGATTCAGTTCCTCTTTGATTGATCTCCTATAATCCTCCCAGGTTGCCATGTCATCCATCAGATAATCAGCTCCCCTGTCCATGCCGTCCATGAATTTCTGGCAGCGCTTCTGTCCAAATCCGAAATCATCATGCAAAACGGCAATTCCAAGGATTGTAAATGTATCAAGTGTCATTTCTTTGATCTTCTTTGCAGCTTTATCCAGGTCCTTACTGACCAAGGAGGTATGTACTCCTGTAATGCCCCGAAATTTTATTTCCCTCTCGAGCGCTTCTATGCCGCCATCTCTAACAATTCTGAGTGCCAGGTCAAGACCATCCTCTCTCCCTCGCTCATACTCCTTCATTTTGTTCATTGGTTTTCTCCTTGTTCAGATTTTTAGCTTTCTTATGCATCCTGTCCAGATAATCCGCATAGGCTGTAAGCATGTGATCCACAAAGCCGTTTTTATTATATTTGTCTGATACAACGTGTATCTGCTCAATTACCTGCTGCCAGTATTCGTCTCTTTCTTCAATTCCGGCAGTCTGAAGGACCAGTGCCGGAAAGTCGATTTGTAAAAACTTTATGGTGTTCGGTATCTGCTCATGCGTCACTCTCATACTTATACACCTTCTTCTACCTCAAAACTCTGTTCAAGAAGTCGCTCGTTATCCTTGCTAAACGCCTTTATATAGCTCTGTTTTATCGGTCTGATAAAATGTATGCCGTTAGCTGATTTGGCCCGGGAAACAGCCACATAGAACTGTCCAGGATCCCAACAGCAAGGATCAATATTAATCTTTTCAAATGTCTGTCCCTGTGATTTATGAATACTGATTGCCCAGGCAAGTTTTACCGGGAACTGAGAGAATGATCCAACTTTCTTACGGACAATCTTCTCTTTCACGATCTTCTGACCATCCTTTTCTTGTTCAGATTCCTCAATAACCTGTTTCTCAATGTCTTTACTGTATCTGTACAAGTTAACTGTTTTTCCCTTATCGGTCTTGATAACCAGATAAGATTCTTCAAATTCTCCGTTGTCCACAATTTTCTGAATGATGCCAATCGTTCCATTGACGTAATTACCGGACATATCATTGACGGTAATCATCACTTTTGCACCGATGTTAAGAATTAAGTCCTCTCTGGCAAATGCAATGTTCTTAATATCAGCAGACGTTAATTCTCCGTCAACTGCTGCATGAAACACTTTTTCGGTCTTTTTATCCAGTTTTCCGAGAAAAGTATTATTAATCCGATCAGCTTCAGCATTTGTTCCAACCAGGAATGGTGCTTCCGGTATAACTTTATCTGCTTCATTTTTCTCCAGATAAGCAATCGATTTACGGATATTGGTACCGTATTTAATATCATTCAGTACGTACTTAAACCCTTCGTCATTCTGCCTGCATACTTCATCAAGCTTGATATATTCAAACCCCATTTCTTTCCAGTATTCAGACATGAAAGCATATCCGTGTTCGTACTTTCCACCCTTTCCATAATCAGATCCATACATCCGGCAGAGGATTTTACGATCATCTGTTGTGATAACTGGTGGAAGCTGGTAGAAATCCCCGATTACGATCAGTTGAACGTCTTCTTTATCCTCTCCGCTCAAAAGTCTATCAACCGCTCTCTCTTCATTTTCTGTAATGATCGTCTTCGCAATCATATTAAACAGGTCGAACCGGCACATGCTGATCTCGTCAATAATAAGAATATCCGCTTCCTTCAACAGTTCGGCTCTGGATTTCACTTTTTTCTTGTAATCCTCAAATTTGATTGAGATATTCAATGCACGATGCACAGTAGTCGCTCCATATCCGATATTGTCCGCAGCTATTCCAGTAGTAGCAGATACCAGAACACTTTTACCAGCTTTTTCCGCCTCATCAATAAACGTTTGAATAACCGTTGTTTTACCTGTTCCTGCATCTCCCGTAAGGAAAACATTACTGCCAGACAACATTGTGTCCAATGCGTACCGCTGTTTTTTATTAAGCTTCTCTTTTTTCATTTTTGTAACCACTCCTTATGCCTTAGTAACCAATTGTAACAATCTGAATTTTCATACAATTTAATTTTATTTTTTAATTTGTGTAATCATTTTATTTTTGTAACCAACGTGTAACCAACATTTCAACTACATTGGTTACACCGCAAACCCTTATTTTATGCGGGTTTCAGAGTTATGTAACCGTGTAACCAATGTAACCAAGGTTTTCCTATAGGAGATTGCAATGTATATATGATTTTTTTATATATTTTTTTATTCCCTATACACATGCTTTTCCGCGGGTTACATGGTTACATGGTTACAAATCACGAAAACGGAACACTTGTTCCAGTATTAGCAGGTATAAAATCAGCTTCAACATGCTCATTTTCCTGTTCGTCTTCAAGATCTTTTATATCAATAATCTTTACAGCAACAAGTCTCATTACACTTCCCCCATCTCTTTTTATTACCGTATCCCTTTTTCCTGTATGCTTAATTAATTCTCGATTAATCGCCCATGCTGAAAAGGCTTTTCTGGAGAATCCGTTGTTTTTTAGGAGATTTTCAAGAGGTTTCGGATAAAAATACACATATACATCTCCATACTCATCTGGTGTTTCCTTAAATCCCCACTGATCGCAACTGAATTGCGCATCAAAGTGCTGCCCGTACACAGAAAGACTTTCGATGATAAACTCATAGCATCTCTGTCCTTCCGATACGTCTTTCTTGCGTGTAGGTATGTCCACAACATCCTCGACTGTCAGCTCACGTCCATCCTTAAATATGAAATCTGTAGCTAATTTGTCAGCCAGTAGGAGCGTGGATATAGCCATGACCTGTTTTGCCGGAAAATTATATCCATCAAAGCCCTTTTCAATCTCAGACTTCATTTCTTTTAACTCATCCGGTGTAAATTTTTTAAGATTTCCAACAAATACTCTTCCAGCAAAACCATAATTTTTCATTACAGTGCTGTTAATCTCTGCCGGATTCTCGTAAATATCCTCGCAACACTCAATTTCAACAATTCTGTTGATTGCTCCACCGGAATCTGCAAATTCTGAAATAGGATTCTCGCCGTTGCAAATGGTTACATTACTCCATGTATTCTCCTTAGCTGCTCCGAGGTCCTTATTTGATCTTCCTTTCCCTTTACCGGAACAGAGATTGTAAATCAATGTTTCGTAGTTGTCCCGAATATATTGAGAAGCGTTCTTAGAGTCATCAAGGATCATCGGAAAGTTATTAAGCATGTCTGCCCTTGTCTCCAATGACGTATCTGTTGACCGGAAATTCCCAACGTAGGATCCTGGCGACGGGTTTCCCCAGATAGATGCAGCTATGTTGATCGTTACTGTCTTGCCGCCGCCCGTCTGTCCGTAGAAATCCACAATGAATGGCAGCGCGTCAAGTGGTTGCACAAGCACACTTGCAAAAGATGCCGCCAGTGCTATTCGTGGTTCTAATCGTCCGCACGACCGTAACTGTTTGGCCAGAGTCACCCACTTGAAGTAGTCTCCACTTTCCTGTATACTCTGGAATAGTGTTTTAAAGCGGTATTCGCCATCAAAAACGATTGAAAGGTCGTAAGGTACAAATGCATTGCCATGCCACCCTAACTTGCTCGTAGAGTGCTGTATGTCGATCATATCGGCATTGTACATTTCAACATCCGCCAGATACTTCACAAGAAGCCTTGCATTCTCTGAGTTGACCTGCACACCGAACCTTGCAAGATTAGTTATCGCCCTGGAAGTCACAATGTCGATTTTTGGAACAGTTATTTCTGTCCAGTATCCATCTCTTTTAAAAGCCACTGTGATCTGTTCTTCGCCTGTCTCAATATTTTTCAGTCGACGTATCGGCATGATCGGATGGTGGCACACAAGTTCTCTCGCCTTGGATGTTTCAGAAGAAAATATTCCGTTTTCTGTAGCTATCCAGCTGCCACAAGCCATGTTTGGATATTCTTTTCCAATATCATCCTCATAAAAGTTTGTGATATTTTCAACTAACTGCATAGAACGATTTGCTTTTTCTTCTTTTTCCTTGTCCTGTTCTGCTTTCTGGAATTCTTTTATGAATTCCTCGGCTATGCTTTTTGCTCTTACACTCTTCGCCCTGTCCATTAACTTAAATTTAGCTTCCGAACGGTCGATTTTACTTTTTATTGAAAAAAGTTCTTCATACAGTTGCTTCTGCATAAAATCGTTTGCTTGCAAATTTTCAATATTTTCAAGAATGCTTCTCACCTCCTGCCTTAGCTGACAATATTTCATATCTGCTTCTTTCTTTTTCAAGGTTGAACTGGCACATATACCACTCTTCTGAACCAGGAGGGAAGGTTTTTAGCGCTGTTTCGTACATAAGTATGTTCTTTTCTACCTGTTCAAGTTCGCTGGGATCCTGAGCGGGATTGCATTTTTTTGATTTGATATCTCTCATTTCATGTCTGATCTGGTTGCGGCTTTTACCTTTTTTTGATACATAAGTACCGCCCAGCTCAATAAATGCAGTACTAAAAGGAACGGATTCATATTGCATTACGAAATCAAACACATCGCCACCGGTTCCACAGCCGAAGCAGTAAAAGGAATCATCGTAAATCTTACATGACGCTGACTTTTCCTTGTGAAATGGACAACATATAAATCCTGCTCTATTCGGCCTTAGTCCATATCTGGAAAGAATTTCCGACATTTTCACTGACTGTTTGATTTCTTCCTTAGTCATGACAGCAGCTCCACGATCCGCCGCCCAGTTTCTTCTTTCGTGCAGAATTCAAATCGGACTCCGTATCTATCTCTGATTGTGCAGAGAGATTTATACAACTGGCAGCCATCAACAGCCTTGTCAGAGATTACAGTCTTTACTTTTTTGCCGTTTATCGTCCTCCAGATAACTTTGTGTTTCCTTGGGTTCTCCCAAAAATACACATCGCCAACTGATTTAATATCTGGTCCATGTTCACATAGGATAATCAGCTGAATACCGGCTTCACGTGCCCTGATAAGTTCTGTCTTGAATCTTTCGTGTTGCTGGCAGACATTTCCACAAAGCTCTTGTAAATCCTTCTTACGGTCAATACAGAGCTTTGCGTTGTCAAGCGACTGATAATCTCCACAATATAACTTTGATCTGAAATACTGCACTCCAATGTCATCAAACTGTTTTTGAATCCGTTCCCATTCCTTTTTGTGTTCTCTTGTGTCTGCTTGTATAACCATTAAAAACACATCCTTTTAATTGAACGGAAGGACATCATCTGCCACGCTGTCTGGAATACTCATGAAGTCCGTACCTGCCGGATTCGATCCCATGATAGCTTCTTCTTTCAGATGATCGTCATAGGATTTTGTGGTGCGCTCTTCTGGGATATCTGCATCCTTAATTCCTTCCACACTGCGGAACCATGCAAGCTTGTGACGCTTCACTTCTTTATTGTCGTACCAGTCTCTCTCCAGACGGAAGATGCCGCCGATCAGTTTTCCTTTAAACTGCTGTCCGAAGTTGTCACCCCACTTAACAGCAAAGCCCGGATTTGACTTTTCTACGCATGTGATAAATGTTTTAAGGTTGCGGACACCATACTCTACGCTCTCGTCAATAACCATGTAGTTTGTACCGGCATTCGGATATTTCTTGTCTGGACGAATATCATTCTCAAACTGCTTCATAAAGTACCCTGCCTGCTCGTCTCCTTCTGCGAAATCAAACAAGATAACGAGCATATCAAGCCCACCCTGGGATTTTTTCTCTGATACCTGCTTAATTACCATTTTGTGTCCGCCAAGAGCAATCGGTTCAAATTCTCCTGCTGCCTGTGTAGTATCGTAATTATTTGGTTTCTGCATTATTATTCTCTCCTTTTCCTAATTCATAGTAATCTCTGATGGCTGTATCTACTGCTTTTAAGTCGTTCGGAATTTTCAAATCAAACATTCCTTCCGGACTTTTTGCTGTAGTATATCCATCTGACTGTGTGATAAAATAATGTTCCTGACCCTCTACAGAAGTGAGAAGCACAATATCGAAACAGCCCTCTACTGTAAGATTCTGGTCAAGCATTTTACCGACTGTTTTAGCCTTAATTTTTCCAGTATTGCTATCCATCTCTGTATGATGCAAAAAGTACACAATCACATCGTCTGGAAGCTTAATATTGATAAAATGAATAAGATTTCGAAAATTTAAAGCCATATCGGTAAATTTTCCATAACCCGTATCTTTCGCCCTGTCAAACATTTCATTCACAAGAAGATACTGGCTATCATCAATTACATATTTTTTTAATTGAGGGTTGCTTAATACCCTTGTTATCTGCTGATAAGTTGCATTTTTGGCGATTTTAAACGCTTTTTTGAACGGAAGTCTATTCTTTTCTACTGAAAAAATGCCAACTTCTTCTGTGTCAAAATTTTTAATGGAATAAGTTTTTCCACTTCCTGTTTCGCCCAAAATAAGAACCGGAAACCCCATGTTATAACACCTCCTCAAATCTCCACGAATATCCTCCGGCAGTTTCTCTTTTACCATTGCAACACTCGGAGATATTACCTATTGAAATTCCACATTTTCTTCCGATTTCAGAAAGACTATTCCAGATTTTGATAACAACACCATCCTTAATCTGCTCTACTTTCTTGTGCTTTTTCGAAGCAGCTTTGTAAGCTCTATTGGAATAATTATTGTTATACTTTCTATCGCACCATTCCAAATTTGTGTAATCAAAATTTGATGGATCAGTATCTTTATGATTAACTTCTGGAAGATTCTTCGGATTCGGCAAGAAAGCCATTGCCACAACTCTATGAACACTCATATTGTATTGCTTACCGTTCTTCCCCATTGTGACAAATGGATAACCGTTTCCTCTATCACAAGGCTTTAAAACTCTTCCCTTCACCAGTCTTTTTCCTGTATTGCATTTTACATAGTGATCTGTGCTTCTTATTTCACCATGACAATTCACAATGTAAAGTCCCTCAAACCCGACTACATCTTTCCACAATACTGGCGTTGCCATTGCTATTCCTCCTTGTCATAAACCACGGATTTCAAATTCACTCACTAATACTTTCCTCCTTATATGATTTTTGAGCCGTTAAAAGCCCATTTAAGGCTTGTACGTAGCTTGCCAATGTTCTTGCCTTGTATGATTCTTCTATCGGATTATCCGGCACAATAGCAAGCTGGGTGTCGATTAATCTAACAATCTCATTAATGCGCTCTTCCATGTTTACACCGCCTTAAAAAAGCAATACACATTGTCAGAACCATCCCCTCTCACCGGATTTTTTTTGCCATTCGAAAATACTCCGCCGGCACAGTGATACTCGAGGTGATTCAGATACATGTCCGGATTTTCCCAATCAAGAATGTACTCTTTCCGTCTGTTCAGCTCCGTCAGAAGCTCGTTCGCCGTTGTTATCAGTTCCATTGTCGGCAGGAGCTTCAACTCCATCTGATTCAACATTTAGCGGACACCTCCCATCTATTAAGAGTCTAAGAAGATGTGCTTTTGCAAGTTTGCACTGCTTAGCTGATTCCTTCTTAAGCAGTTTACTATCAAAGTAGATTGTGTAATTTCCATCCTTTTTCCTGTTCGGATCCCACTTTGAATTCATAATGTCGATATCGCAAAGATGCACGTGCGAAGTGATGTAAAACGAAACAAAATAATCTGTTTCGTTTGAAACTCTCCATGCTAATTCAAAAAGCTCTTTGATTTCTTTTTTAAACATTTTCGTTCTCCTTTCTTAAAGCAGTGCTAAATACGTAAACAGCGCAAATACAATGCCTGCCAGGACCTGCTGCAAGCTCTTCTCCCACATCCACACCGGAAGAAAAGTAAACAGGATCCCGATAATCACACTGACTACAATATCCTTTCTGTTCTGTCTAGGTGATTTCATTCTTTCCCCTCCAAAAAGAAAAAAAGATTACAGACTGTAAGCAATATACCAAAAGATATTAGTAATGATTAACAGCGCGGCAGTCAAAAGCCATGCACTGAACCACTTCTTAGTCTCTCTCTTTGCTTTTTTCACGATTTCGGTAGCTAGCATTGTTTCCAAATCGTTCCATGTAATCTTTTCGTTGTTTGTTGCATTTTTTTTATTTTCCATATTATTTTCCTCTCGCTTATCGCTTATATTGACTTTTAGCGGATAGAGGATTATAATTTACCTGTATCCACTAAGGTTGGTTTAGTGGCTTACTGCTCCGGGGTGGAGGTGTCGGCTCCCTCCGGGGCGCTTATGCCAAATTTGCTTTTCTTCTGTAGTAGTCCAAGATAATTCTCGAACATTCATCGACAATCCTTTGATTGTCTTCATGTGTATTGTCCTTGCAGTAATCATCATGTATTCTGATTACCCCGCCAGATTCATTTTTTATTGTTTTAATTACTGCCATAAGAATCTCTCCTTTCTACGATAGATTATGATGTTTCTGTTATTTTGCTTCTTCTGCGAAATGTTTCTCCATGAGATCAGCAATCATCAGATATTCTTCTGCGATTTTTCCATCTCTGGTATTTTTCACCTGTTCACGGAACTCTGGAATTGTTCCATAGAAGCAGCCGCAAGACACTTTAACTTGTTTGTCCTTACATCTGAAGAATGTAGTTGTGCGGAATTGAGTACCGAATCCATGAATAGTTGTGTAATCTGCATTGCCGAACACCTCTGCATTGCCGAACACCCTTGCATTGCCGGACACCCTTGCATTGCCGAACACCTCTGCATTGCCGAACACCCTTGCATTGCCGAACACCTCTGCATTGCCGAACACCCTTGCATTGCCGGACACCCTTGCATTGCCGAACACCTCTGCATCGCCGGACACCCTTGCATTGCCGAACACCTCTGCATTGCCGAACACCTCTGCATTGCCGAACACCCATGCATCGCCGGACACCCTTGCATTGCCGAACACCCATGCATCGCCGGACACCCTTGCATTGCCGAACACCTCTGCATTGCCGAAC